GTTCGCGGTCCCGGTCGCGCCCTTCCAAAGTTTTTCAACGGTTGTCGCCATGATTTATCCTGCGAACACAAGTTCGTTATTTTTGATGTAGTCCAGCAACTCTTTGACAAAGGTTGCGGTTTTTTCTGAAGCCTTGGCCTGGCGGTCGCCCGCGCTGTCGCCAAACCCCTGACGGCCCAACGCGGACGCGGAAAATGACCCGCGGATATCAACGCGCTTGGCGGCCTCCTGCATTGCATCCTGGGTGCCCTTCGCGTTTTCAAGCCATGCGGAGATTTGGTCGGTGTTCTCTGCCGCGTCGCGCACGCGCTCCTGCGCGTCACTCAGCTCGCGCTTTTCGCCGTCGTCAAGTTTCCCATCGCCAAACGCTCGGTTCTTGACCCGAGTCAATTCGCCTTTTAGCGTGTCCTCGACGGCAGCCGCGTCCTTGAGTGCGTCGGAGAATGTTTTGACCGCTGTTGCAGGGTCTGCTTCGATGAGTTTGTTCGCGTTTTTGTCGGCCTTGCTGCTGGCGCGGGTGCCTGTGATGCCCTGGAGCATGTTCTTGATTTGGTCGTCGACGGACTGTATTTCTGCCTTGGCTTTGTCGGCAGCGGCTTTGATGGCCTTCGCAATCATGCCACCGGCAACATCGCCGACCTTGGCGAGTTCTGCCTCAAGCTCTTTCACTCGTTGCAGGTCAACAAGCGGCTTGGCATTTTCGCCAGCGATTACTTTCTTGAGCGCATCGTCATATTCGTCCCCTAGTTCTTTGATGCCGTCGATCTCGTTTTCAAGTTCCGTCTGGCGCTCTTTGGTGACGCGGTCCTGGACGGCGGCAAGGCTTTTCTCTGCGGCTTCAATCTGTGCGAGCGCGGTTGTGTCGGCAGACAATCCACCTGATTTGTTGGCGGCTGATTTTGGCTCCTTCTGGCCATCGCCAGTCAGCGATCCAGCATCGCCATTGCTTATCCGCGAGAGGCGCTTCTGCAAATCTGCAATGCGGGAAAGATCTGAAGCGTTTCGGCCCTGCATATTTGCTGCGGTTTTGTTCGGGTCGCTGACGCCTAATCGCTGCCCCATGGCAGACCAAAAACTTTCAAGTCCGGACTGTGCCTCTCGCGTGCGTTCTGTGATATTGCCCTTCAGTTCCGAAATCTCAGCGTTGATATCAGATTTGGCGCGACGTTGCATTTCCTCATTGAGTTTTTTTTGTGCGCCTGTAAGGCCAACGAGCTTACCAGTCGACTTGTCAATTGATACACCAAGGGCTCCGTACCTGCTTTCAAGCCGCTTTATGATTTTTGAGGCTTCTGTTTGTTCCGCGCTGTTCAGGGATGTTTTTTTTGCGAGTTGTCCTAAGCGTTCCACGGCAAGCTGGCTCACACGCCGTAGCCCGTCCATTTGTTCGCGTGCTGTTGACATATCGCTTGATGTTTTCGCCGTGTGCTTTGACAATCTGCTCATTGCATATGAGACGCCAGCAAGGGCGGCAACAGACCCTACGAGCACAGCAAAAAAAGGATTGGCCGCAGCAGCGTGCGACAAAGCAGTTGAAATCGATATCACTGCATTTAGCGCAGTAATCGCAACCGCCACTATTTTGACAATCGATGCCAGGGCCAGGAGTGAAACCCCGACCGCGCCCACGCCAAGGGCGACCTTGCCAATGGTGATGAGCAAATCCTTGTTGGCGTTGATAAATGTCGTGATGTCCCCTGCGGTAGCCGTGAGCGACCGCATATAACCTGTGAGCGTGTCGGACAGTGCCCCACCTATGGCGAGTTGAACCCCCTCAGCCGCGCTCATCATGATTCGGAACGCGCCGCCAAGCCCGGAGTCCATGACCTTAGCGGTTTTCAAGGCCGCGCCTTCCAGCTCGCCCAATGTCTTGCGCATGTCGCGGAAATCAGCGCCTTGAGACAATTTGAGCGCGCCCGCTTGACCACGCCCGAAGAGGGATTCAAAAATGCTGAGGCGCTTCGCGGAACCCATTTCTTTCGTCGCGTTCCCCACATCGCTAAGGATGTCGGCCATTTTGCGCAGGTCGCCGTTTGCTGCAACCGCTGAGACGCCGATTTCAGCAAGGCTTGATTGTGCGGCCTCTTTGGAGAGATTTTTGTAGGCGCGGGCAAGCTGGTTGCCTGCCATTGATCCCTTGATTCCGTTGTTTGCGAGAACGCCTAGCGCAGCGGCAGTATCTTCCAGGGATTCCCCGGCGGCTGAGGCCTGTGGGGCGACGTACTTCATTGCCTCGCCAAGGTCTGTCAAATTTGTTGCGGAACGGTTGGCGGTAGCAGTCAGGATATCTGAAATTCGGAGCGTGTCTTTGGCTTCGAGTTTGAACCCGCGCATGGTCGCTGCGGCGATGGTCGCGGCCTCGCCGAGGTCTGTTCTTGTGGCGCGGGCAAGATTGAGAACAGAGGGAATTGCATCCTCAATATCTTTGGACTTGAATCCAGCGCGGCCAAGCTCGGTCATGCCCTCCGAAACCTGTTGAGCGGTGAATGAAGTCGTTCGGCCAAGCAAACGCGCTTGATCTGTCATCCGCTTGAATTCTTCGGACGTGGCCGATGTCACGGCCTTGGCCTCAAGCATCTGGTCGGAGAACTTCAAAAACGTGTTTGCGGATAGCGCCATGGGCAAGAGCGCTGCTGCCGAAGCTGCCGTCATGGCCGCGCCGACTTCTCCGGCGACGCGGGCAAACGAACGCAAGCGGGCCTGTGCGCGCAAAAGGCCACGCTTCATTTTTGAGTCATCAGCGCTTATCTCAACGTAAGCGCCACCTGCTTTAATGTCTGCGCCGAATGCCATTAGCGTTGTCCACAAAAAGCTTTTTTAGAATCTTGATATTCTGTTTGTTGATCGGGATGCCTGGCGGCGGCGAAGGCGGCGTGAACGGGTTGAAATCGTTTGGCGTGAACGGGCGCGACTTCGGATCGCGATTCACGTTTGCAGTCAAGGCCATGATTGCGCTTGTCTGTGTCCATTCGCTTTTCAACCGCCTTTCCGCATACTCAACCAATTCGCCGAGAGTGAAGGAATCAGGCGAGACGCCTAGGATTCCTGCGCATTGAGCGACGAAGTCCCACCCGTCAAGGCGAGATTGGTCACGTTGTCCAGCACTTTCTCCAGGTCCATTTCGTCTAGTGCCTTCTCGGCTCGATCCGCTGCCATGTTCTGGGCCTGATTTACCTTCGACACGGCCTTCTTCAGAAGCGTCCGCCTTCGGCCTGGGAAAAAATTTGCTAACTCCTCCAGGAATGCGGCAGTCGCGGAGTCGATAACATCACCAATCATGGCGCGCCCAAAATCCTCGTCTGTGATGTTGGCTGCGTCGGCTTCGGGTTTGCAGAGGACATAAATGATGTCCACGAGAAGGCATGGGTCGCCGTCCAACTTCATGAGAAGGCGCCCGGAATCTGAAATGGCGTCCATAAGGTCAACCTTGAGCAGGTCGCGAATGCGCTTGACCGCACCCACGTCAATGCTGAGGTTCCAGGCTCGCCCGGTTGAATCTTTGAATGACTGCATGAGGTTCCCTCCTGGTGTGTATGCGTCAGGTTTTTTTGGTAATCAGCGGCATTGCAGAAGGCCCGGCGGGTTCGCTACAAAGCGACCGGCCTTGGTTTTCAGATGGCTTGGGCTTATGTGCTGGCTTGGGTGCTGGCTTGGGTGCTGGCACGGGCTTGGGTAATACTGGCGGGTTGCATCCGGCGGGGCACCGGAAAGCCGCTGCGCCCCCAGGGCGAACGTAACCGACCGCGCCGCAGGTTGGGCAGCGAACCGGTTCAAAGGGTTTGAAAGTCTGAACGTTTTTTCTTGCCATGATGTTCTCCGAGTTATCGCGAAACAGGCGCGGCGAAAGGAGCAAATTCCGCGCCTGCCTCGCGTGGGCTGTTTAGCTGGCGACGGTCATCCACGCGGCCGCGTTCGCCGTTTTGGCGATGGCAAATTCCAGACTGGCGAGAACTGCCCCGTCCATGGTTTCCTGGCGTTCGCACTTGGTGACGTAGACATCTGCGTGAAGGCCTTCGGACCCGGCCGCGTCGCTCGCGCCGTCGAGGATGGCGAGTTCAACCGTGGTCTTCGCGATGAAGGCGTCCAGCAGGGCCGCAAAACCAGCGTCAGAGGGGTCCCAAAGCGCTTCGCCCGTGAGAGGCGCGTCGATGAGCCCGGCGACATATGCCTTGAACGTGTCGCCTCGGGTTGAGGCGTCGCCTTTGTCGCGAGTCATGGGCAAAGTCATAGACCGAATCACGTCAATTTCGCTCCAGGTGGGGGCGGCCCAAGAGGCAGTGTTTCGGTACAGCTTGCAGTCTATTCCGTGCGTTGCGGACATGGCAGTTTTCTCCTATGCGTGTTGTCTGACGGAATTTCGCCACATCTCCGCGAGTCGCGGTGTGGCGTCGGAAAGTGTTGGGCGCATGAACGGACGGGCGGGGTAATGACGACCGCGCGTTTGATTTTTGCGTTCATTGCCTTTTAGGTTGTATTCGCGCCCGCCCCATTCGTGAGTGTGGGCAATGCCGCCAATCAGGCTTCTGGCGGGGCCAATAACCGCGGACACGTCACCTACGCCGAATAAAATAGAGCGCTTGAGCGCCATGTTGTGGGTATAAGGCGGTGTTCCTGCGGCAGACGCAGCACTGACTTTGCGTTTACTGATTTTCCTGCGAGCCACGCCGCGGGTGTACGCAGCCTGTCTCATGAGCACTGAGCGAGCGGCGTTGCGGACGGGCCGTGCAATTGCCTTCGGATTGAAATATTCACGGGTGGAAATATTTAGCATTGTCTGTCCACCTCGTATTCCAGATGGATCACGCTCAGGAATTGATTCTTTTCTCGGAGTGTCGCTGGATCATAAACTGGCTCAACGCCAACGCTCTTCCAGGTTGCGGTTTCGGAATTGGCCGTGAGTTTCAGGCGCGAGAAATGGTTTGCAAGTTCTGTGACGAAAGAAACCAACGGATCGATGCTGGCATTCGATTTGTCATCGGGCCGAATTTGAACGCCGATATCCACGCCCATGCGGTGAACGTCTGAACCACGGGAGCGCATGCTGATATCCAGTTCAGCCGGGGCAACAGTCACATGGAGCGTTTCCATGTCCTTCAGTTTGAACTCAGGGACAGCCACGCGGACGGCAGTAAAAGCCATGGTGAAGTCAGCGCCGTTGATCGACGTTTTGACGGCTTCCGCGAGTTGGGTGATGGTCATGAGTCGGCCCCCACAAATTTCGTGTGGATGCGGAAGATTTGCCTGTAGGGGTCGGCGTAGCGGAAAAGCGGCTCATCGGCGGGCGCCATGACCTCAAAGACCTTGTCAACGCCGTCGATGGTTTCAATGATTTCGTCGCCACTTTCCGGCTCGTCAAACGCGGACAGAGCAGAGATGGCAATCAGGTAATCGCGTGAGTCGTATGTCTCGAACTGTCCGTATTCGTGCGAGACGCGGAATTTGGTTCTGCCGATGACGGCGGCGACGATCGCGGTTGTGGAGCTACGGCGGTAGGTAACGGAAATGGCGCGATGCGCGGCGTTTTGCGTGTTGAGCCAGTCGGACGCGGTTTTCAGGATATCGGTCATGCCATGGCCTTTCTAACGAGAGAGGCCAGGACCTTGCCGTCGCGCCATTCGCCTTGGTTCCACTGGCGGCAGGCAAGCCGCTGCAGGTAGTTGCGGACCTTTGCTGTATCTGGGAGGTATCCGTCCAGCATGCGTTGAAAGTTGATCTGGAAGTCGGCAACGGACGTTTGCAGGGCGACGCCCGCCTTGGCGTAGACAGCGGGCCCAAAACACAGGACGGGGCAGCCCATCGCAAGGCATTCATTCCCTGCGTTGGAATTTATCATCACGGCAAACCGCGCCTGGGCAATGGCATCAACAATCGTGGGTTCAGTGCATCTAGGCATGTATTTGGCGAGTTTCTGCCGCGACACGGGGTGAGGGCGAAAGACCGCTTTCACTCCACGCGGGAGAGAACGCGCAACCATTTTTTCAAGCGGGGTTGACAGCTGAATTTCAGAATCGTCAAGTTGCGCATCACCCGCGACCTGGCCGATGACCAAAATATTACCGTGACGCTTGGTGAACGACTGAGGGGGGTAAGGCCAAACCGCGGTGAGGCGATCCGCGCCAGAAGTGGGAGCGGGACGGTTGAGGCTGTCCGTCCATGACGCCCAATGGAGAATGCCCGCGTGGTCGGCCTGGGTGTAGGCGCGGCGGTCGAAGAACCCGTGCTCTATGTGGATCGTAGGGATATTGGCCTTGGCGGCAGAGTCGGCCCATTCGAGGTATTTTCCTTTACGCCCGTTCCAGATGACCATCAGGTCGGCTGTGGCAAGTTTTACCGGCGCCCCGAGGTCAGGCGCGTCAACCTCAAACCCGATACGTTCGAGCCCTTCCAGGATCGCGCGGAAGGGTTGTGTGTCGTCTCGCCGTTGGCAATCGAGCATCGGGAAAACGGCGCGCAGGCCGGAGAACTCGCCGACAGTCGGCACAACTCGCGGGGGTGAGGTCAGGTCGTGCTTGTTAGCGTTTGCCCAGAGGTGCATGACGAAAGGCAATTGACCGCATGTGGGGGCGATCCGGGCCGCGTAGTGGTCGCCGTTCTGGCGGCAGGCGTGGTATACGCCCACGGCCTCAGAAATAGAGGCTGGATAAAAGAAGGGCCACGCGCCCAGTGTGATTTGATTCCGGTGTGTGCGGTAAAGTTTGGTGGTCAGAACTGGGCCAAAAGTGCAGCGGTCATATGGCGGGTTCGTAAGCGTGATTGCCCTGTTTATTTCAGCCCAAAGCGGATGGTCTGGGGTTGCCGCGAGAACGCCATTCGCAACCGTCAGGCGCGGGTTCATTTGCCCGTGCTGCTCGGTCATGAAAAACTTGGACCCGTCAAGCTGGTAGGCATTGGCGATGTCGTCAATGGGCCGGAACGGGGTAAAGTCGACGTCAAAATACCATCCCCCGTGAGTTTGCAGGGCCGAATACCTAATCAAGTCAGCTTTGCTGCAAAGCCTGCTCGTGTGGTTGTAGGCGTAGGCATGCTCTGGCCGCAGAGCGTGTTCGTCATGGATCAGGATTTCGTAGTCCGGGTTGAGCTCCGCGAATCGTCTGACATTGCGAGCGGCCCATGTGGGCATGGGCTTGCCGCCAATCCAAACAAAATTGATGATCTTAGGAATTCCGGTGTGGCTCATAGTCGTTTGGCCCCCTCCAACGCCATCCACTTGAGTGCGCCGAGTGGTGAGGCGTAATCCATCCAGACGTATTTGTTTTGGATGTGGGCGGTCGCCCATCGTTTGCGCAGGTCGGAATCCCATTCCGAGCGAAGCTCTTCTGGGGTGGTCGCGTAGCTGATAACGACGCGGTTGGCGATTTCTGGCGGGATCGCGTGTTGACCTTTGGGGACAACCGGAATGCGGCCAGCGGCCAGTGTTTCATAGAGGCGATAGCTGAATCGGCCCACGCCTGGGGGGCACAACACAAAATGGGACTCCCGAATCATGCCCAGGAAAGCGCCCGTGCCCGGGTGAGCAAATTTGGCGCGGGTCGTCAGACGGAAATCAACGGCGCTGGTATCACGAAACGCTTCAATCATTGCAGCGCGGCATTCTGGGCGATTTGCAACGCCGCAAAAGCTCACAACCGGGCATTCCGTCCGTTCGACAAGCCCAAAGTTCAGCCCGAGGGTCTCTTTTCTAGGCCATGCAGGATAAACAACTGTGTTGGCATACGGGGTGGGTGTGGGTGAGCGCTTGAACACGAGGGGAACGCCGTCATGTGAGCGGGTGTTGGCGTCGTCCCAAGGGTCAAACAGAATATCGGCATTGCTGGCGGGGTGAAGTGCAACGCGGAATCCGTCAGGGTCATAGCGCCAGTAATCGCGGGCGTCGGTCCATTGTTTTTCGCTGGCGACGGCGTCTCCAAATAATTCAATGGCCGCGCCTTTTGAGTAGTCATCGCCTGTTGCGACGGCGCGTAAAACCAACGACGTAGGCCACGCCACGCCATGACACAAATCAAAATTGACAGGGATCGGGAGATCACACATAGCGCCAGAACCTCCCCACGGTTTGGACGCCGAATCCGCGACGGTCGGCGATTTCGTGAACGGCTTTGGCAACGCCCGCAGGCTCCCATTCGTAGTCATCGTCACAAATGATTGAGCGGGGAAAAAGCGCGATCGCGTGTTCCACGTCGCGCTTGACAGCGGCATAGGAATGGTCGGCGTCAATGTAAACGACGGCGGGAATTACGTGCTGTGAAACCGCGCGCATGCCAGAACAAGAATCATCCTGGACCGTTACCACACGATCGATGTGCCCGGCACGGGCCACGTTGACGCGGTAAAGGTCCAGCATGGTGTTCTCGGACGTGACCCGGCCTTCGGATATCCAGCGTGACCAATACGACTTCGTGTATTCGCTGAAGTTTGAGTTCCAAAGGTCCACGGCGACAAGGCGCAAGCCCGGAAACTCATCCAACAAAAACAGAGAGGTCTTGCCCGTCCACGCGCCGACCTCAAGAACGATGGGGTCTGTGAGGCGGGAAAGGGTGTCACGCCATGCGTCTTCGTGCAGCACCCACCCATGGACATAGGGGTCCATGGCCGGAAGCGAGTCCGGCCACGGGCATTGTGTTTTGAGTGAGTTCCAGGACATGGCGCCTACTGGTTGAGATTGATGTCAACGGTGGTGTCGTCGGCGTCCGCAGCGCCAACGCTTTTTCCGATGAGCTTGTTGGACCCAGCGGTAGTTGTGGGGATTTCGTTTTCCGCGTCCCAATAGCAATTCACACCGTCTGCGATCGCGCTGGAGGAAGTGGCGGCTTTTACAAAGGCAAACACCCCGGCAACGGTCACGGAGCCCTTGGTATTGGCCGCGATATCTTTTTTTGCAACAGCCACAGTGTCACCAATGACAATCACATCACCCGCGGATACGGCAGTTCCGGGGGTGTAATCAATCGAGTCGCCGTCTTGCACAAAAGTTGCAGACATTTGGTTTTCTCCTTACGGAAGAGGGTTACAGGTCAAAGTCAGGGGCGGGGGAAACCCGCCCCGTTGTGGTTCGCTTACGCGCCGGCCATCTTCACGCCAGCGCGGTATTCCTGCTGTGCGACACCAAAGTCGTGATAACCACGCATCTGGATGCCGAGCACGTTGAAGTCGGCGTCGGCGCTCTCGACGGTCGGGGTCTGTTTCCCGTTCAGGAATGCAACCTCGATAACCGGGAGCGTTTTGGGGTCTGCGAGCAGATACCACGCAGCGGCTGAGTAGCCGGTGATGCTGGAGCTGCTGAGGTAGCTGGTCTTGGCCACCTGGAACTTGCCAGCGTGCGGGTTGCTGATGGGTGCCTTGGTGCTGGCTGTGGTGTCTCGGATTTCCAGCGACTTCATCAACGCGGTCGCGGTGACGAACAGCGCGTTTGGAACCAAGAGAATGGCCGGGTCGACGCCAAGCGGGTCGCCGTCCGGGTCGGTTTGATTCAGGAACAACAGTTCGGCGGCGGTAAGAGCATTCACGCCC